TAACTGTGATATTGGCCATAATTTTGACCTCCTTTTGCGGCGTCTAAGGCCCCGCTTTGCCTTTATGAAACTATAGCATAACTGTTAAGCTTTGTCAAGAAAATTATTAATTTTTATTGAGAAGCTTTATTATGGATTCTCTGAATATTCTAATAGTTCCGTTGCTGGGTCTGCAATATAGAAGATTACCGTTTTCTATCCAGCGGTAGACCGTTGATTTAGCAACATCAAAAAACTCTGCAACTTCATCAGGCCGGAAGAGAGTCTTTTGCGGGAGATCTCTTAACCCCCCTTCGTCCCCCCTTAAACTAAGGGGGGATTGAGGGGGGTTATCTTCCACGCTCTTTGCTCTATACTCTATGCTCGTCATTTCAATCTTCAGAGAATATATAATAGAAACCAAAAACTACATCTTTACCGTTTATTTGTATCCAGTGAAGTGTTTCTATCCCTTCAACATGCCCCATATAAGTTGCCTGTTCTCCAGTATGTAATATTATCTCTTTGCCATTGAGTTTCTCGTCCATCGATACAACAAGTTTTTTCCCTTGAAATTCAATCTCTTTTTTAAAACCCTTCTCTCTATCTATCTCCCTATCTTGCATTTTTCCCTTCCCCCAGGTATTCACCTGTCTTAAGGTCATAATTATGTGTAGCAAAGTGAATGCTTTGATTTTCGTTGTGATAATATCCATGCCCATGTGCAGGACAAAAATCATTGTTACCATTGCAGATATTATCTGTATCAATTACTTGTCCATCAAGTGGCCCGCCTTTTAATTTTATTATAGCCATCTCACCCTCCTATTTTTTGATTAATTCTATCATTTTCCCCTATTCTATGTTCCATTCCCTGTTCTATGTTCTAAGTTCAACGTTCTATGCTCGATGTTTTTTAACGTCGAACCTTGAACCTCGAACCTTGAACGGTCTTTCACGCTCTTCCTGCCTGCGGCTCTATCAGCTTCTTTGCCTCATCGCACGGGTGCACACAATCACAACAGGGACGCTTCACAATGCCAAATGCGGAACTCGGAATGCGGAGTAACAAACTAAGCTTGCATCTGCCGTAGAGATTCTTGCCGCAGAGATTTTTAAAGGGGCAGGTATCACAAGTCATTTTAAAAACCCGTTCAAGGTTCTACGTTTTAAAAACATAGAACATAGAACTTTGAACTTAGAACGATGTTTTTTACCATTTGTAGTATCCTCCCTGCATATTCCCGTCATGTCTTAGCTGGTCAGCTGGCTGGCTGGCTGGCTTGCAAGCTTTCTCCTGTCTTGACAGCATTCCCTTCAGCCCCTCTATCACCCTGAAGGCATCTTTGCCAGTCTGAATCTTTTCTTTCTTCAGCCATTTCTTAAGCCATCTCTGAAAGCCGTCATGTACATGCCAGCGGATATCCGCCCTGAGATGCTCGATCTTTGCGAGCTGCTGGGGGCTTACCATCTGTATTATGTTTTGCGCTCTGGGCTTTGATACTTTGACACTTTGATACTTTTTTGTTACTACTCGGAACCCTTTCTCTACAAAATAATTGAATATCAAATCATGCGCATCATCATATGAGAGGGCCTTGCAGGTATTGACCCAGTACCGGTCTGAAAGAATTGTGCGATATTCCTCATCGCTGATCTTCAGCTCTCCAAGAGCGACGTGAATAATTTTGATTTGTGCCTTGCTGATGGGTTTATTCCCAGCTTGCCAGCCCTTCTTGTTATTATCTGGCATACCTTTCAATCACCTTTATCGCATTATCAATTTGCTCTCTCTCCTGGTGCAGGCGTACAAGGATATCGACATGAGATTGCTTCGCTCCGCTCGCAATGACGCTTTTGTCGATGTTGTCTTGCGACTTTGCTAATGTTGTCTTTTTAGATTTGTCTTTGCGAGCCGAAGGCGAAGCAATCTCCTTTGGCCGCCTTCCCCTTTTCTTAACAATGCCGTGGGCTTCATTATAGTGCCTCTTGCATAAACCGTCTTTGCATGCATATTTGCTGCAACCACCTTCGTGTTGGCACTCTCTGACTTTTGGAGTAGCCATCCTCTCACCTCCTGTAACCCTACCTTTACCTCCTCTTAATTTAAGGGGAGGATGGGAGGGGTTATCTCTCTTCGATATTTCATTAATCTCCGGATGGTCATTGTATAGATTGCAGACAGCACATATGCCATCCTTGTTATTCGTCTCATTGCCACAAACGCATCTCATTTTTGTATCCTCTCCAATATATCCTCAAGCCACGCCCTCTGCGGCTCGGTGAGGACATCAAAATCTGCATCAATCATTGACAGTATGAATCTGTATGCATCTACCCAGTAGCCACCCCCGCTGGTCCTAAAAAGTCGTTCCAAATTATCCATGTCTTCTTCGGTAATAAAGTAATGCTCACGAACAGTTTTCATTCGTCATGCTCCGGCTTGACCGGGGCATCCAGGTTATTATTTTTTATAGATTGCCCGATCGAGTCGGACAATGACGGCAATGTTTTGAAAGGTGGATTCCCATAAATTATGTTAAGAGATGGTTTCTTTTGTTTGGCTTCGATAAAAGTCAAAAGTGCAGAAGGTATGTAATAATACTTATCATCTAATAACCTTCTGATTGCTTCCACTAAAAAATTGCTCATTCCAACACTCCCTGCCCGAAAACTTCCTCGAGGGAGATCCTCCTGAGCTTTGCAGCACGCATTAATATCTTGATTCCTCTCCGGCGGAGGGACTGATATACGCAGTCAATCTCATCTTCTTCTGTAATAAGATAGTAGCCGGGGTTCTTGCTGGTGTTTGAACCGATGCAGACACCATGCTCCATGATGAGATGCCGTACTCTATCGCGGAGATCCACCTCTGACGTCTTCATCATGCTCGCCAGAAATTTGACGCCCTGGGCATTCTGCCTGCCCTGCCGGAGGAAACCAAGCAATAGACTTTCTTCAAAAGTCAAAGAAATGTCAGAGTGTCTAAGTGTCATACATAACCCTCTAAATACACCATACCTTACTCGGTGCAAAGCGGCAGGGACCGGGCTCGTGGCATTTTTTTAAATTCCCATGCGCAGGCCAATGCTCGCAACATCCGCTATTGGTACAGTATTCTGCATAACTACATCTCACCAATTTCTCCACAGGTTTGCCAGCCTTCTTATTCTGTTTAATCTTCAGCATTTATAACCTACTCGCATATTCTGCGCATTCACCACTATGCTCACAGAAATCACACTGCTCGCTACCAGGTGCATACATATGCCCGCAGCAGAGAGGGCATTGCCCGTGCAATCATCATCGTCTTCGCTCACCCTGCCTCCTTACGTTTTTCAATCCTTCGATCTTTGAAATACTCCGTATAAAGTTTCAGATTTAAACCGAGTATCCCGATGTTGATCAATGTAAGGATAGAAATGACAATAATGATATCCATCACGCTGCCTCTACTTCCTTTAGCTCATCCTTGAGCAACGCCTCGACGAGCTTATCAACCTCGGAATCTGTGGGCTTGATGACTACCTGGTCTCCTGTCTCGATAACCTCAACGCCGAGTCGCCTTAGCTCTGATGCAGGAAGTTGCGCAAGGGTAGTTTTGATAAGCGATTCTGTGATTTTTATATAATTCCCCCAGGCTTCTTCAGGCATGGCCTTCTTGAGCAACTTGATTGTATGCGCCGGATCTTCGATAACAATCTCTCCTTTGCCTTTCTGAAACCCTACCTTGATCCCGTACAGCACAACTGTGCGGGGCTTTGTGAAAAGCTCAGGAACTTCATCAATCGCATTTTTAAGCCTGCTCTGCCATGAGGCCGCTGTAGCAACCGCTTTCTTGATGCCGGGAAGATGCCTCTTCTTCACCTGGTCAAGCTCCTCCTGCAGCTCCTGCATGCGGTCAGAAAGAATCTTTCTTGTCATGTAATACGCTTTTGTTAATGATTCAATTTCTAATAGGGTCATCTATTCCTCCAATCATGGTCGTATTTATTGCGTGGCTTGAATTCAACAGCATCCGCAATATCGCTTTTAATAATGATTACGCTCGATGGATGTTTTTGAAGCATATCCTGTGTTTCATCGAGCTTTTCAATGAGCACTTTTGTCTTATTGTCCTTGGCCGTGCCTCCAAGGTAAAGACCGAGGGAGAGAAATATGAGGAGCAGGATAAATAACAGGAAAGCACGCCCAAGGCTTCTTTCTTGTGTTATACTTTTCATGTTAAGTTCCTTTCAGGGCGGTTGTCTCATCGACTCCGCCCTCTTTTTCTTCGGGCACATTGCAATGTGCCCCTACAATCAGGCTGGCTTTGCAAATATCGGCCTTCATCGTCTGAAACCACCGGCACAGCCTTGTGATTTGTTTGCCCCCACATGAAGGGCAATGGTCCATCTGCACCTTCTGGCCCATAAAATGGACCGTCTCGAGACAAAAAACCTCATCACAGTCAAGACATATCATTGCATCACGCAGCTTCATTACCACCTCCTCTTCCAAATTCGGAATTCGGAATTCGGATTTCGGAATTGGTTTTCATTCCGCATTCGCCATCCCGCATTCCGCATTTTGAATAGTGTTCACACCCGTTACATTCGCCTGCAGAGCGGGCCTGATAGACAATGCAGACAGAGAGATCAATATACATATTCCTCGCCATGCACCAGATGTATCCTTGCCGTTGCTCTGATACTTTGATACTCTGACACTTTGATGCTTTCATTGCTTGATCCTCTGTTGCAGCTCCTGCATCACCTGCTCCGTGTGATATTTGGAATCGCACTCGATCTCAAACAATGACCTGTGGCCGTAATAGCTCAGTCTCAAAGTGGTGTCCCCTGTCCTCTCGATATCCACCAGATTTTCTAAATTCACCATATGTCCCTGGTGATAGCTGCTATTATTGCAATCGATCTGGAACCAGTCGGTTGCCTGAACTGCTGTTGCCATGCAGAGCAACATTGCTATGATGATTATCTTTTTCATTTTGCATAACCTCCTGTTTTCTTCATCATCTTCGTCCCAAAAAATCACCCTCTTCATCTCATTACTCCTTACTGAATTGCTCCTTACTGAATTGCTCCGAACTAAATTACATCGCATTGATCACCTCCTCTGTTACCTTTGCCTCTCCCAGCTCAAAGGCAAGGTTCATGGCCCTGGCTGCGTAATTGTTGACAAGGAGAGGGAAGGCGTGTGAGATATTCCTGTTCTGCCTGTCCTTTGATGTGAGCCTCTTTGCAAGGGCATCGATTGAGCCGTTATGGAAAATCTCTTTGAGATCAGAGCCGACTCGTTTGAATTTCAGGGCAAGGTAATCCATGATATGCCCATTGAGTCCCTGTATCTCCGCGACCTGGCAGCGCCTGATGACTTCACGCATATCAACATGCAAAGACTCATTGAACATATGCTTGAGCTCTGTCTGGCCAATGAGGATAATAGCCAGGAGCTTTCTATAACCATCCTCCAATTCATAGAATCTCTTTAGATATTTGAGCGTGTGGGTATTGAGGTCATGGGCCTCTTCAATAATCAGGCATGAACGGTAACCATTCTTAGAACGGCTCAGGAGAAGCCTTTGCACCTGCCTCGTTTTCTGCTCTAATTTGAGCTTGGGCCGTTCATCGGAGATATCCATGACAATTGCATCGCAGATGCTGGCTGCTGTGAGCCGTGTTTTATCTATCATCTGCGGATAGATGACAAGGACATCTCCATCACGCCTGAGCTGCTCAACTATCTTTCTGCGTATGACGCTTTTGCCGCTTCCAACCTCGCCGATGACTGCAAGGAATCCTCCGTGCCTTGCGCAATCCAGCATGGCAGCCTCAATGTAACGGTGCTCATCTGCCATGTAGATGTCTGAGTCTTTCTGAATGTCATCGACAAAGGGATTGCGGAAGACCTTGAAATGCTTCATTGCCTCCTGTGAGATCATTTCCACCTCCTTGCTGATTAATATTTCCTCCGGATCTCCGGGGATAAATGGCTTGATTGCCCTTGTGGCCGCAGTCTTTTTCCCGACCAGGGCATGACGGGCCTGCCTTAAATCTCCCCCTCTCCCTCGCCCTCTCCCTCCAGGGGAGAGGGGAATTTTAATTTCTTGCCTCTCCCTTGAAGCAGGAGTACCTTGAAGCTGGTTAGTAAACATCCCCCTCCCCTGGCGGGAGGGGATAGAGGGGAGGGGGGCCCAAAGATCCTTCATCTGAAAATCATTGGCAGCAAGCCATTCAAGAACTGTTTGATTCTTGGAAAGATACCCTTCGATGCGCTCTTTGTAATCCTTGATAGTTGTTGGGGCATAATTGCGGTTTACGATCAGGTTCATCACAGACTCGCCGGCCCGGAGTCCTTCCTTTGCGATCTGCTCCTGTGTTAACCCGCAGTCTAAAATTAGCTGCTTTAAAACGATAGGCTTAAACTTCAACTGATAAGCCACCTGACCTGCCACACCATCACCTCCTCTCCTTAAATAGTGTCAAAGATTCAGAGTGTCAAAGTGTCAAAGTTTTGTCATTTCGCAACTCTGACACTCTGCTGCTCTGATACTTTGACACTTTGAAGCTCTGATACTTGCTTTATTAACTCTTCCGCTTTTGTTATCTCTATCGAATCGCCGTGCTCGGCGCGTAATTGCTGATTCATTTCTTTGCTGATGGGGCCTACTTCCTGGATTAACCGCTTGAGGAATTCTGTGAAAGGGATGGATTTTTCTGTGATCGAACGGTCAACCTCTATGGGCGTGCCTTTCTTTTCTATGAATGAGACATTGCCGACCTTCTTAGCATGATGGCCAAAGACCTGGAGCCCTGCAAAAGGTGTTGCGCCCTTCTTCCTCTCCTCTCCGTATGCGATGTTGTCAAACCGCTTGATAGCCTGCTGTGTGAGAGTCTCGGGCTGTGCCTTGTATTCCTGGCCGATTATCGCTGCATCTGCCCTGAACCCGCCAAGATGCGCGGGAAGCTTTTCGATAGGTATGCATTCGTAGAGTTTTTCCCGGAACTTTATGTCTATATTTTCTGTGAAGGCTTTAACATGGCCTTCAATCTGCACCCTGGGCCTGATGCCTTCGATATGTTTTACATTGTAGATTTTATTTTTATAAGAAATGGTATAGTCCGGCTCTACAACTCTTGTGAAGACAGGCTTTCTCATCAGCTCTATACATTTTTCTTCAAGAGGTAGAATACGGAGCTGTTCAGGTTTTATGAGCATCCAACATTGTGTCCGTGTCATCCTGTGGCGTGTATGTTTTTTGGTAGCGTTATACTTTATTGCCCAGTCAAATGCCCATTCATTGAGATGATCTTCCGAGGTAGCCGGCTGGATCCGTAAGCCCGATTCAAAATGTTCTTCAATAATGCTATGTGTGCTTTCGGCTGTACCTTGACGCCGTGGATTGTGCGGCATGCCGTGCGGCATTTCTATTTCTAAACCTTTGAACAAGCTCTTAACCTCCCCGGCGGTATTTGCGGCTCCGGCATCCATCAACATCAGAAATGGCACGCCGTGAAAAGGATATTTCTGTATCTGCTTTTTGCCCCATGCCTCAAGGAAAAATCTCAGAAGATTCCTCTCCGATTCGCCGCCTGCATAAAAATATCTCATATAGAAGGCGCCGCTGAAATGGTCTGTGAGAACATAACGCATCAATCGCTGTTTGACCTTCGCATAATTGTCGGGCTTGTTTTTATAGAAAAGCCTCTCATCCAGGATTCCTAAAATATTTTTCTTGAGGTAATACTGGATGCAGACAGAGACATCAAAAACATGCACATGATTGGGATGGAGTGACCGCATCGGTGTATAAGGAGTCTCTTCATTGAGCATTTTTGCAGAGCATTGCATCTCCCTGAGCTGCCTCTGAACAGTTGCAACAGAGACTGAGCCAGTATCTACAAATCCATTGTCTTCAGCAATCTCCAAAGCCCTCTCAACCGGCATAATCGGCCCTTTTATCTCCCTTGATGTTGTATGTATCAGGCTGCCGATATATTCAAGCTGGCCTTTTGTGAGGGATTTCATCTGGCCTTTATCTTTTCGTTGCTGCTTCCCTGATTGCCAACCGTATGATCTTGCTATGCGGTATAGATGTGTCTTTGAAAACCTCATCAGATCCATATACCGCTCTACGACCTGATTGCGATTGCCGTTGGAAGAAATAAGTTCAGCAGCGAATCTCTCTTCCCAGCCCATGTTATGCGCCGATCTTCTCGATTTTTAGAGCAGCAAGCGTATCATAGTGAGGGTCCTGCATCCGTGGGCTGCCGAATAAATCCGTTGCAACTCCCAGGGCCATGTTCAATTGGCTTGCCATGTATTCAAGGGTAATGAGATATGCCACTTTCATTCTGACGGTAATTGGTTTTTCATCGCCGGGGATAAGTTCAACTATCGTCTCAGGCTCAACATGGGTCATATAGAAACCATCGAACTGCACCCTCATTGCCTCCATCTTTGTCAGAAAGGCATTCTGCTCAGGGGTTAGCTCCTTTTTTTCTGCTAACAGCTCCAACCGCCTTGATTCCTTCTCCATTTTGCGGATAACATCTTCCTTGCCCTGGAGGAGTCTGTCTTTTGTGCGGAGATCGGCGTCCTTTTCTTCGATGGCTTTTTTGTGGTCTTGCTTGTGGCGTTCTATGATTGCCTCGACCCCTTCAGGGGTGAGGTCATCCTTATCAAAATCTGTCAATTTGACAGATTTCAAACGGCCTAACTGCCTGATTTGACTCAATTCCAGTCCTAACAAATCTGTCAAATTGACAGAAAATGCATCAAAAACTGGGCTGACATCTTCAAGAATTCTGTCTATGGTTCTCCAGTCTCGGCCTGCGGCTTCACAGACCTGCACCCAGGTATAACCTTCTTCCTTATATGCCCTGCTTTTTTTCATCTGATAGAGGACTATAATTTCAATGAGATCGTTAAATCGCCTGTCGAGATCGATTTTTTTTAAGACACCGATTAATTGTGATTGCCGTATTTTTGTTACCATCTCTTTCTTGAGGCGTTCGATCTCCTCCTTGAGCGGAGCCTGAGCTATTTCATAGATTTGGTTGGATGCCTCAAAGTCTGCATCAGTCTTTTTCTGATCCTTTGGTTTATTCGCCATTAATCCCTCCTTTTAATAATTCAAGATTTTTATTGACCTTCTCTTTTTCTTCTTCAAGGTTTGCCTTTACCCTTGCCCATAATAGAGCGGCTGCCATGCCTATGCGCCAGTTGTCGCCAACGCCCTGCACAAATCCTTCATCTTCAAGAGTAGCAAGCTGGCACATCACGGTATCTTTTGGCAGGCCAACTGCCTGAGCAATGCTCTGGCTGCTCACAGCAGTCTTTTCATTGCCCATGAATTTCAGAACCCTCAATGCCTTCCGAACAGCCTCAATGCGCTTGTAGGATTTCTGCCTGCCTTGTTTTGAACTTTGAACATCGAACGTAGAACTTTGAACTTCTTCCATCATCCCTTCCCCCTTACGCCCGTAAGCACTTCAAATTCCCTTTTTATCCATAGCATCCTTTGTAATTTTTGCGTGTGCAACTCTTTGAGGCGTTGCGATTCTGCAAAAATAAGCTCCATATCGTTCTTCAGCTCCATTAGTTCATCCCACAATCTCTTTATAGTCTCAGTCTTTTGCTCCTCGGTCATTTATTCCTCCAAAAATGTCATGCCCTGGCTTGACCAGGGCATCTATAAATCTATCTCCTGATTCCGAGCTTCAGCCTGAGTTCTGCTATCTCACGCTGTTGCTGTGTATTCTCCTTCTCAAGCTTCGCAAGTTTGATCCAATCATGCTCCCCGGGCGTAAGCACATCACACCCCAGCGGCTCAAGCAGCACCCGGAAGGGGTCTATGGACCCGGTGACTGCGCAAAAGGCTGTGAGGTCCTCAGCCCTGAAGCCATAATCAAGGTTGCTCGATGTGTATTTATCGAGCATGTCTTTGGAGATGCTATGGTTGGTAAGCTCTGAAATCTTTGCGACTATCTGCCAGCGGGAATCAGGCGATTTACGGAGGGCTTTTGACAGGGAATCCCTGAAAATAAGGCTTAAATCAAGCCCTCCCTCTGTTATTTTGTCGTCAAAAAGACTACCCTGTCCTGATAGGGCCTTACGCAAAAATAATTTAGGATTTGACATAGTATTCCTCTCTTAAAAATGTTTATAATCAAACTAAATTTGAAAACTGTCTTGTCATTCCCTGGCTTGACCAGGGAATCTATAAATTCAATAGATGCCCCGATCAAGTCGGAGCATGACCGGGGAGAAAGGAAGGCGCCGGCAAAAGGGGTAATGCCAGCGCCTTTAGGAAAGGAGAAGCAATGAAAGGCGACGGTTGGAGGGGTCACGCCGCCCTCCTCTTATGTCTGTGGTTATTTGATGGCCACAGGTCACTGACCTTCATGCCGAGGGTTTTGGCTATGGCTTTGCGGATTTTAGGACCATTTCGCAAGCTATTGATGACATACCAGACATATACATCCGAAACCTTCTCCTGCCTGGCAATATCAAGAAGCTTGATGCCTTTCAAGACCATCAAAGATCGTATATATCTTGCTCTTTGTTTTAAGCTACTCTCGTCCATCTCAAAACCTTGTTGTAGGTTATGCCCGTTATCCTGGCGATCTCTTTTTTCTCCAGCTTCGGGAGCTGGCAATGAATAAACTCAATAGTCCTATAATCATCTGTCTTCCGGTAATCGCCCTTATCGGAGCGAGTTTTCCGAGGTTTTTCAAATATGCTGCCTCTGGAATGCAACATAACTTTACGTTGAAGATCAATGATAGTAGCCTTTTTAGTGGAATCTTTGATTCTGGTATAACCAAGAAAGAGAGTAAGCATGGCAGCCATACCAAGAGATATAATCACAGTAGGTCGCCAGCGTCCAAGAGAATCTTTTATTACTGCTTTTTTATAAAATGGTTTGTAAATATCTTCATTGTGGCTTATCATTCTATGGATGCATTTCTCGGAATATCTTATTGCCTTGCAATAATCGGGAAGTGCTACTGCATATTGAGTTTTAATAATTTGTTTCCCAAATACTTCAGCCCTAAAGTCCATCACACAAGTCCGCAAGGGCCCACCAAAAAAATCTTTGATCTTTTGACTAAAAAAGGTTTGAATTATGGGTAAGGAGTTCATATATTTTTTCTATGCTGTTTCTCGATCGAACTTACCTTCGGCTATAATAAAAATGTTGTTTAGACCAGGGTTAAGTAATTCTCCAACCTTCGCCCAAAATATTTCCGATGTCAGTTCTTCCAATGTGATTCCCATTGCTTTAGCCATAGTTTCTGGCCTGATCGGTTGCCATACAATCCCATCATTGATCAATAGAAAGATATTTTTTGCGTCCATAACCACCTCCTATGCTGCCCTCTTTTTATGGTTTTTGTTGGTATTATTCGACCAGAACTTCTCTCCAAGTGCCCTTTCTATTGCATGGCGGAGCCTCTTGGACTTGCTTCTACCAGCCACAACATGGTATATCGCCGTCCTATCTACCCCTTGCGAACGGGCGATTTTAGCACCTGAAATTCCCTTTTCGAGCATCTTGATTTTTATTTTGGTCTCTAATTTCATCATGATGAGATATCCAGAGGGAAGTATATTAAATGATTTAATGTTTGTCAAGTAAAAAATGAAGTGATTTAAGTTTTATGCAAAATAATTTAATAGGGCAAAGGATTACTAAAGTAAGGGGAGATCTCTCGAAGGCCGCATTCGCACGGGCATTGGGTGTCGAACCGGCATATATTGGGATGCTTGAATCGGGGAAGGGCATTCCTGGTAAAACATTAACTGAATTAATGTGCCTCAAATTTAACATAAATAAGGATTGGCTTCTCACCGGTGAGGGAGAGATGAGGAGGGAAGAGGCGGATCGGGTAGGCAAGGAACTTGCTATATATAATAATTTAAAGGGCGACCCTGAGATGGAAGAGATCCTCTCCTTATTATTAGAGAGGCCCCAGGATAAGGGCATGGTTTTGAAGTTTGCAAAGCTCCTTAAGTGGAAAAGGGAGATTAAAGAAGCTCTTGAGGGGCCTGAGATTAAAAACATTATAAAGGAAGAGGAGGGGTGAGATGGGGAGGTTTATTTGTTTAGTTGTTTTTTTAATATTGTTTTGTAGGGGGGATGTATTCTCCGGGGAAATTTCTAAAACCATCGACCAAGAGGGCATATTGCATATCCAAATAAAAGGGACATCTACTGATAGGCCGGGTAATGAATTGAAAGATTTAAGAGAGAGGGATTTGAAAGTCCAGATAGATAAGTTTTGTTATACTGTAAATTCCGGACTGAATAAAATTAAAGATGATGATATTGAGGCATTTAAGAAAGAAGCCCATAGAGTGAATTCTGAGACCGAGGGGTTTACACAAGAAATTCATAGATTGGAATCTGAGATTAATAATGAAAATAGCCTTGATGAACAAGCAAAGACAGATCTTCTTATGAATTTAGATAAATGCGGGATATCTATTCTTTTAGAACAGAAGGCAAAAATGCAGACCCTGCGTGATTATGCTAAACAAAAGGCTGCTGAAAATTATGAGAAAGCGCGGCAGATGGAAGAGACTATAAAAAGGGCGAAACAATTTTTACAGGATTATAAAAACGGAAAATGAGCGCCGGCGTGAAAATTTTAAAATCAAATGAGGTTTGATATCATGACCAACCGAAACCGTTTTTGTAATATTATAAGCAGGAAAAGTAGAATCGCTTTACACTCAAAACTTTACACTCAGGGAATGGAAACTTTACACATAAAATTAAAATCAAATAGGATTTGAAAACTACACTTTTTAAGGCAACTTCAAACCAAGTTCAAAGAATCCCGGAAGTGAGTTATAACATTTCCAAGCCCTTCCCATTAACCTCCCCCTATACGTAACGACCTCCGAGGCTTTTGCCTCTTGATTTTTATAAGAATATTATCTGACTATCGGCAAAAAAATCCGCTCAAATACTACATCCGCCATTGATTTTATGA